CGTGCAGTCGTTGCTCGGTGAGTTCGGTTACTCCATCCCGGGCGCGCTGCTGGATCCGATTCTCTGCGTGGTCAACAAGATCATCCCGTGCCTCGATGGTGCTGGCTATGACGAATGCACCGCGAAGCTGATCCTGATGTATGCCGCCGCGCTCATGGCTACGTCTTCTGGCGCGCGCCGCATCAAGTCACAGGGTGCGCCTTCTGGAGCGACCCGATGGTTTGAATATGGAGACGACAGCATTACCTGGCTGCGAGACTCGCTGGCCAGGCTCGATACCAGCGGTTGCACCGGTGATTTGCCAATCAGCGCTGGTAACAGTGTCGGCCTGTTCATGGTGGTCGGAGGCTGCTGATGACATACAAATCAGTGAAGCACGGGCTGCCGCGCTCTTTCACCCGCGTCTGGGTGATGACCGACACCGGGCGGGAGACTACCGGCTACGTGAAATCGGATGGCGAGTGGTTCATCAACTGCCCGCGCGTCCGGGCGACTGGCGCGAAGGTGCTGCGCTGGAAGGAGGGCTGATGTCGTCTACTGCTTCATGGTCATACAACAAGCCATGCACGATATGGCGCAAGGGAGCGGGCGGTAATGACGAGTGGGGCGATCCTGTCGACCCATATGAACCGCCTGAAACCATCATGTGCGACTACATCGGCGGCTTGTCGGCAAAGCTCGGCTCAATCGGTAAAGAAGTGGTCGTTAAGAACACCTTTTTCACGGCATACGCACTGGCCGATGAGGGCGACTACATCATGATTGGTGTGAGCGCTGAGCCGGATCCGGTCGTAGCAGGTGCTGATGAGGTCCGTCACGTGACGCGCTGGAACGACACTCTCGACGGTCTGGAAGATGACTGGGCGATAATTACGGGAGTGTAGCCATGGGCATCAAAGTGAAGGGCATCAGCCAGGCGAAGAAGCACCTTAACGATGTCATCAACGACGTTAAGGGGCGCAAGGTAATCCGCGCCCTCCAGTCAGCAATGATAATCGGCAGCTCCCAGGCTGCGTTGTACACCCCGATCGACACCTCAACGCTGCTTAATAGCCAGTATCGGGAGTTGATTAACAACGGCGTTCGACTCACCGGGCGAGTTGGATACACCGCTAACTACGCCGTATTCGTTCACGATCCTAATGTGCCGCAAACCTTCCGCCGCGCCACCGCTCAGAAAGAGTTCCTCACTAAAGGATTTGAAGACACCCGCAGCCAGATTGATGCCGTAATGCGCAAGGAACTTTCAGTATGAAACGAGAGACATTCCACCATTTTGCAGACGGCCGCGGTCGTCGCCAGATTTTCGTTAATGGAAATAGAATTAGCCGCGTAATTTGGGCTGACGAAGAGAAGGGGGTGTTGTGTTTTCATCCTTATCCGCTAAGGCGTCATCGTAAAGAACCTTTCAGTGTTTACTACCGGAAGCTGCGCGGGAAAATCACTGTTCTCTTTGAAAAAGAGGGCTTGAAAGCATGACACCTGCCATGTATGAGCGCGTGCGTAACTATTTCGTTGATGCCGGGCTTACCACTGGCTTCATTGTTCAGTTGCTGGCTTGGGACGACACAACGAAGTTAACCGACGCATTCATCGTGTTCCGGCCTAACGGCGGTACCGACATCCGAAATGACCTCGGATCTGATCACTACGTGCTGGTGGATGTCATTTCCGCCAAAGATAAGCGCCGCGCAGCCGCTGAGAAGGCTCAGGAAATCATCAATTATGTCGAACAGAACGACATTGCCGACGAATGCCTTGGCCTGATTCAAAACCTCGGCAATATGCCTGCACCTATCCTGACCGAAGAGGGCCGCCTGGTCTTCCGACTCCAGTTCATGTGCGTCTACGGCGAGTAACCCCATCATCAACCCATCAGGCTGCCATCCGGCGGCCTTTTTTATTTGAGAGGTACACATGCAAGGCTGTGCTAATGATTTTGGCAAGCTGATCGGGAAAGTAGCTGTGCTACGCATGGCCTTTGGCTGCCCCGACGCAGTGCCAGCGCTTTCCGAGTGGAAGCGTCTCGGCGCTATGACGACCAAGGGCATCGACTATTCGATGAACACCATCAACTCCGAGGCAGATGATGCTAAAGGGCTGGTGGAGAACCTGGTCAACAACATGGATCTGACGATCTCCGGCGAAGGGGAGTTTCGCAAGTCTGATAAAGATAACGAGATCGGCGCGTGGCGTCTGTCGAAGTACATCTTTGACGAAGTGCAGGCAGGCCGTCAGCCTAACCTGTGGGTGCGGTTCGACTTTGCTGGTGAGAACGCCGGTACTTATATCCAGGGCTACATGAACACCACTTCATGGTCTGGTGACTTCGGTACCAACGATATCTCCACTTTCTCCGGCGAGTGGAAGGTCTACGACGCCGACACTGTCGTGTTTGAAGTCGCTGATTCTATCACGGCCACTGGCGTTGAAGTAACTCCTGCAACGGCTTCTCTGGTCGTTGGAGCAACCCAGCAACTCAGCGGCGCGGTTCAGCCAACCGATGCGACTAATAAAGCGATCACCTGGACGACTTCGGCGCCATCCATCGCCACCGTCAGTTCAACCGGCCTGGTGACAGCAGTTGCCGAGGGCACCGCGACTATTACGGCCACCACTGCTGACGGTGATTTCACCGACACCTGTGCAGTTACCGTGACTGCCGCGCCGTAATCACTACAAAGGGCGGCGTGCTGCCCTTGATACTGGTTATGGAGAGCGATATGACCCCTTTGAAAGAAATTGGCGAGTGCCTGATTGGTGCTGGCGTCCGTGAATACTTCTTCCGGCCATCGTTCCGCAATATGACGCGAATCGGCGAGCCTGAGCATATCGTCCGTACTTTCTATGCGCTGTTCAATGACGATGTGGCAAAGATGCTTGAGGCGGCGCGCGAAATTCACAGCGCGATACCAGAGCATCAGCGCAGATTTTACGCCCACTATTTCGGTGACGTTTCGCTGCCACGCTGGGCACTTGATGCAGCAGGCTCTGCCGCGTTTGTGCGTGAGGCATTGCTCTCGGCTATTAACGTCATTCAGTCCTGCTGTGACGAGGACGTTTCTGAGCTGACAGGCTGGCATGAGATTTCACGTACTGGCAAGCGCACATTCGTATGGCACCGCGGCGCGCTTCCGCCTGAGAACCTGATTCTGATAGCTCAGTCACTGATCATGCATGGCGTTATCGGAAGGGCCAAGGTTCGTAAGTTGCAGAAGCACGAAAGCAAGGAAACGACACCGGAGTTCCATGCAACTGAATACATCATGGCGGCAAGAAACCATTTCGGGATCAGCAGGGAAGAGGCTGAAAACCTTACCATGACCGAGTTCGCTATGATGCTTAATGCCAAATACCCTGACCAGAAAGGCTTCACCAGGGAAGAGTATGACGCGGTTATGGACGATGACGATCGCCGGTGGCAGGAAATGATTGAGCGCGAAAAATCAGCAAAGAAAGCGGCCTGAGTTAATAATGGATATACCAGCCCCGACCGACCGGGCGTATGATGGCACGACAAAAATACTCAGGGGATAAGAGTGAAGAAAATACTTTTGGCTTTGGTGATTCCATTGATTCTGGCTGGCTGTAAGCCTGGCGAGGAAAAGGCAATTTCTCTGGCACAATCTGAAGTTTCAGCCAATCTACTGGATCCTGGTAGCGCGCAATTCCGCAACGTGAAAGTTGTGAAGATGACAGATGCCGATGATGGCCGTATTAACGCAGTTGTTTGCGGAGAGATTAACGGAAAGAACGGTTTCGGTGCCTATGCAGGGTTCCATCCATTCTTTGTTGAGCTGAAAATGAAATCGAAGGGGATGCTCTCAAAAGGCGTCGACTACACCCTTGGTGATCACTTCCTCAGTTCGAAAGATACGCCTCCACCACCGGACTACACAGAACGATGCCAATAAACGACACGAATAACTAACCCACCACTCGGTGGGTTTTTTTATGCCCGGAGAAAACTGATGTCTGAGAAAGCAGGCGAGATTTATTACGACATCGAGGCCGATGTATCTGGCTTGCTCAAGGCGCAGGGAAAGGCCAATAAGTCGCTCGACTCCATCGGCAACTCGGCGACCAATGCAGCCAAAAAGATGGATGAGTTGCAGACGAACATCAACCGCGTCGCCGGGGCAATTGCCGCCTCACTCGTTGTTGACTGGGGTAAGGCGTTTCTCGTAGCTGCTGACAACATGAGCCAGCTCAACGCTCGTATAGAGAGACTTACTGGTAGCGCAGCGACAGCCTCGCAGACTATGCAGAATCTGATGCGCATCAGTTCGGCAACTGGCGGCTCTCTACAAGACACCGCGAAGCTGTGGGAAACCCTCAGCACCGCGTTGCGCGATACCGGTGCGACGAACGGCCAGGTCATCCAGCTCACCGAAACGCTTCAGAAAATTGGGCGAATAGGTGGATCTTCTACCGAGGAGATGTCCAATGCCCTTCGCCAGTTTGGTCAGTCAATTTCATCTGGAATGGTGAGGGCTGAAGAGTTCAACTCCATGCTTGAACAAATGCCTGAGTTGGTTCGGCAAATTGCGACGGGAATGGGTGTTGGGGTTGGCGAACTTCGCCAAATGATGCTTGAAGGAAAACTGACGGCAGAAGATGCGCTGAACGCTATCCAGAAACAGACCGGGTCAATTAACGCAGAGTTCGAGAAACTCCCGCGCACGCTTTCACAGGCTAATACCGCGCTGACAAACTCATACCTGTCGATGATCGATTCAGTTAACCAGGCAACAGGGGCTAGCACAGGACTGGTTGCGGTTATCGACTCGATGACGGCCGCTCTCGACAGGCTGGTGGGTAAGGCAATCTCAGCGGATGCGCAGATTTCAGAACTGAACAGCACAGCAGAGATGTTTACCCGCCGGGCGCGAACCTGGTCATGGCTTGGGCTTGATGGCTGGGAGGCACAAAACAAAGCGCTGGCCGGGCTGAGTAATAAAGCCGCCATGCTGGTTGGCGACCTGGCCGCTGTTTCCAAAGCATCGCAGACCGCGGCTAACACAAAGCCGATCGAGATAAAGGCTGTTGCTGGTGCAGGCAAAAAGAAAAAGACTCAGGCCGAAAAGGAAGCAGAAAAATATGCTAAGGCGCAGCAGACCGTTAACGAAAAGCTGGAAGAGCT